TGGGACGGCCCCCCGGGCGCGCCAGGCAGCACCAAGGGCCTGCCCGCGGTCGGCGCGGCCATCTACTCGGCCGACCCGTCGTGCGAGGTGCTGTGCGCCGCCTACGACCTGAAAGACGGCCACGGCCGCCGTCGCTGGCGCCCCGGCCTGCCGCCGCCCACCGACCTGTTCGCGTACCTAGCCACAGGTGGCGTGATCGAGGCCGTCAACGTCGGGTTCGAGCGTTGGATCTGGGAGAACGTCTGCGTGCCGCGCATGGGCTGGCCTGCCGTGCACCCGAGCCAATGGCGCTGCGTGGCCGCCAAGGCCCGCGCGCACTCGCTGCCCGGCTCGCTCGCGAAGATGGGCGAGGTGCTGCGCTTGAACGTCCAGAAGGACAAAGAGGGAACGCGGCTCATCAACAAGTTCTGCATGCCGCGCAAGCCGACGAAGGGCGACCCGCGCACGCGCATCCCGATGCGCTACGAGCCGTTGAACATCGACGACCTGCGTGCCGGCGCCGACACCGCGCAGATCGCCGAGGACTACGCCGACACGTGCGCGATGCTCTCGTACAACGAGACCGACATCGCTTCCGAGGCCGAGGCCAGCAGCCGCATCCCCGACCTCGAAGGCGAGGAACTAGCCTGGTGGCAGGTCGACCAGGCGATCAACAAGCGCGGCGTCCACGTTGACCTGCCGACGATCGAGAACTGCATCGCGGTGATCGAGCAGGCGATGGCGAAGTACCACGCCGAGTTGTTCGAGTTGACCGGCATCGACGCCGCCAGCAAGGTCCAGCAGTTGATCGGCTGGCTGCGCGGGCAAGGCGTCTTCATGGATTCGCTCGACGAGGAAAACGTCGAGGCTGCGCTGAAGCGCGACAACCTGCCGCCGGCCGCTCGCCGGGTGCTGGAGATCCGCGCCGCAGTCGGCAGTGCGAGCGTGAAGAAAGTCTTCGCGATGCGCAACTCGACGACCGCCGCGAGCCGCATGCACGACCTGTTCGTCTTCTACGGCGCGCGCACAGGGCGACACACGATGCAAGGCGCCCAGCCCGGCAATCTTCCGAAGGCGGGCCCGGACCTCGTGCGGTGTGGCTGCAAGCGCCACTACACCGAGCGCCTGCTGGCGTGCCCGTGGTGCGGCGTGCCGCGCGCTCCGACGGCCAAGGTCGTCGAGTGGAGCCCTGACGCCGCCGAGGACGCGATCGAGGTGCTGCGCCACCGCTCGCTGCAGCTGCTTGAGACCGTGTTCGGCGACGCGATGCACGCGATCGCCGGTTGCATCCGCGGGCTGTACGACGCAGCGCCAGGCCACGACCTGATCTCCACCGACTACAACTCGATCGAGGCGGTCGGCGCGGCGATGCTGTCGGGCGAACAGTGGCGCATCGAAGTGTTCCGCACGCACGGGAAGATTTACGAGGCGTCGGCCAGCACCATGTTCAAGGTGCCTTTCGAGGAATTCGCCGCGCACAAGGCGGCCACAGGGCAACACCACCCGCTGCGACAGAAAGGCAAGATCGCCGAGCTTGCGTTCGGCTACCAGGGCTGGCTCGGAGCTGCACGCGCGTTTGAGATGCCCGGCACCGACGATGAGATCAAGGCCGACATCTTGCGCTGGCGCGACGCCAGCCCGGCGATCGTGTGGTTGTGGGGTGGGCAGACCGTCGGCCAGGCGTCGTCGATCCGTGGCGACGGCTTTGCCGATCGGTGGGATCGCACGCCGCACTACTTCGGTATCGAGGGTGCGGCGATCCGTGCAATTCTGGAACCAGGCTCCGAATTTGCAGTGAAGCGACTCGACGGCACCGACAGCGGCATCGCGTTCCTCATGCGTGGTCGAGCGCTCTACTGCCGCCTGCCGTCGGGCCGTTGGTTGACCTACCACGATGCGCGCGTCGAGCCGGGCGAGCGCGGGCTGTCGATCAGCTACTGGGGCAACAACACCAACCCGAAGAACGGTCCGGTCGGCTGGATCGAGATTCGCACGTGGGGCGGGCGCCTCTTTGAAAACGTGAATCAGGCGACGTGCCGCGACATCCTGCGCTTCGCCTGCATCAACTTGGAACAGCGCGGCTACCCGGTCGTGCTGCATGTGTACGACGAAATCGTCTGCGAGATCCCCGAGGGCTTCGGCTCGTTGGAGGAATTCGAGGCGATCGTCACAGTCCCGCCGTTTTGGGCGCGTGACTGGCCCATTCGTGCTCCGGGCCCTTGGAGAGCACGTCGCTACAGGAAACAATGATGTTCTGGCCCTTCACTCTGATCCATCGCCCGAAACCTGTGCCCACGCTCGACGACACGCGCCGCGAGCAACTGCGCGCGGCCCAGTTCGCGCTGCTGGATGCCGAGGCCGACGCCGAGCGTGCCTGCGGCACCGTCTGCATGCTGCAGCTTCGCGTCGAGCGGCTTGCGGCGGGCCTTGACTCATGAGCACGTCCGTCGCGCTGAAGGCCGAGATCAACACGCTGCGGGCGAGCGTCAAGCCGTTGATGGACCGGATCGACGCGCTGCAAGAGCAGTTGCGCGAGGTGCAGTCGCGAGAGTGGATCGCCGCCAACGGCGTGAAGCGCGGCGACGTGGCCGTTCCCGGCGTCGACATGCCCGTGTTCCTCTCGCTCCGCGCCGCCGGCAACTGGCTGCGAGAGAACGACGGCGCGAAACGTTGGATCGCGTGGGATAGCCGAGTCCGATCGCTCGCCGACGTGTGGGCGGGTCGCACGTCCGGTGCTCCGCCGCCCGGCCGCATCGAGCACGTGCCCCCGTGACTCGGGGGTCGCTGGGGTAAACCCGGCCCCGAAGCCAGCGAACAGGACGCGCTCGAAGTAGTCGAAGCGCTCAAAGGCTTGGACCTGCCGCCCGAGACTATGCGATGGCTGAGCGATGGCGACGGCTCGCCGCCTTCGGCCGAGATCCTGCTGGGGATCTACAACGACTTGACCGACAGCCGCAAGGCCGACCTGGTCGAGTGCGCGAGGGTCATCGCCGTCGCGCCTTAGACGGCGTCGTAGCGGTTGCCTTTGCGAAGGTTGTGCTCGGCGAGCAACACGGTCAGGTTGTCCGGGACGTGTAGCCCGCTGACGGCGCGACCGCGAAGCGGCAGGACGTGGTCGACGTGGCAATCGATCCCCGCGTCTCTCACGATTCGCGCGTACCGATAGATGTCGGCCATCAACAACCTGTCGGCCCACGCCGGGGTAGCCACGCGGCGAGCCTGGCGGCGCGCGATGACGGACGCCCGTATCTTGTGGCCGTTCGCGGCAGCCCAGCGCTGTGACTTAGCGCGCGTCACATCCTTGTTCTGCTCGCGCCACTTTGCCCCTGCGGCACGATTCTTCTCGGGGTTGTCGCGGTTGTATCGGCACGCCCGCTCGATCGCCTCTTGCCGATTGCGTTCGTAGTACGCCGCCTTGTGGGCGCGAACACGCTCCCGATTGGCTGCGTGCCATTTGGCGACGTACGCTTTCCGCGCGTCCTGCGCCGTCACGAGGTCGACCCCAGCATTTCCGGGCAGACGGTGTTTCTCGCCACCTCTCCAAACTTCGAGTGGTACGTGATGGCCGTGACCTGTCGACGCGCGATCCAGCCGCCGCGCGCCGCGTAAGCGTCGCGAGAGGCCAGCGTCGGGTGTTGGAACACGGTCATCCCGCTGTGTTCTTTCTCCTCGACGTGGTGCCGGTGCCCCGTGTGGCAATAGCGTTTCGTCGTGGCCCCCCACACCTTCGGGAACTGGCTGGCGAACAAGATCGGCAGCTGGTCGTTCTTCGTCAGGTGGCCGTGGTGGAAGGCCAGCATCGTCTCGCCGTGCTGGTGCGAGTAGTACGGAAGTTCGCTGTCAATGACCGTGATGCGCGGTTCGTTCTCGTACAGGGCCGCGAACATCGCTCGCAGCCACACGCTGCCGGCCAGGTCGTGATTGCCTTCGGCCAGCAACAGCACGACCCGGCCGTGCTTCATCAACGCCATGTCCACTACGCGGCGCAGGATGCGAATGGCCGTACGGACCATCTTCGGCATACGGCCGTCGGCGTCGAGCGCGTGCCCTGAGGTGGGCGTCACTGCCGCCACTGCTGAGTCGTAGTGCAGAAAGTCGCCGAGCTGATTTACGACCGCGACTTTCGCGGGCGGCGCTGCGGCCACCATCGCCTCGAAGCACCCGACCAAGGTCGCCTCGGCGATCTTCAGATCCCAATCTTCTCCGCACTCGTCTCCCCACGCCAGCATCCCCACGTGGCTGTCGGTGAGCGTGTACACGTTGCACAGAGTCGCGACGCCAGTTTTCGGAGCCGGGAGCGGAGCCTGCCGGGGAATTTCCTCGGCCATCGCTTCGATCGCGGCCCGCCGTGCGGCCGTCAACTTCTGTTCGTCGAGGCTCGACTTAACCCACTGCCCGGCCGGCTTGCCGTCCTTGTCGTAGTAGGTGCTGACACCCTTGACGATGAAAGGCTCGGGCACCTGGCGAGTCATGTCGTGCTCGGGGGAGTAGCCCTTTGCCGCCGCCTTGCGCTTCACCGTCGCCAGCGCCTCGGCGACCGCGTGGTAGTTCACGCCGAGAGCCCGCGCAGCCGCGCGCATGCTGCCGTGCTTCTCGATCGCTTCGAGCTTTTCCAGTTGCGCAACGGTGCAGAACTGGTAGAGCCCCTCGTCGACCTTGTCGATAGGAGGCAAACCGCCGCGTCGCGTCACGAGGCCCCCAGCAGTTTCTCTATGACGTTCACGACGCGGTGCTCGGCAGCTTCGAGCGTGACCGCATCCGGCTCGGCAAGGCCGGCTACGTGGACGAGGTCGGCGAGCAGAACGTGCAGCGTCTCATGCCGAGCTACGGCGTCGATCGTTTCCGACGAGACCCCTTCGGCGCCGAAGTTGCCAGTGACGTAGGAAGCCAGGCGGCTACCGTAGTTGACCTTGACATCGGCCATCGCCGTTGTCCTTCGCGACCCCCGCACGATGCGCCAGTCCAGCAGCCCGAGCCTGGCCTGCCAATAGCGCATGCGCGCATCGAACTCGGCGTCTTGTTCCGGCGTGAGCCTGTTGATCGTCATCGTCGCCTCATGACATCAGCAGGTTCGATGCGATGCGCTTGGCCCAGCCGCGGCCGAACGCCGGCCACGTCGGCAGGCCCGCCATCAACATCAGCCGGTGGCCGTTGAACCGAGCCACCAAGCGCGCCACGGGCATGCTGCTGACGGCCTGTAGCGTGCGCGGGCCAAGCACCCCATCCTCGACCTCGCCGACGGCGCGCTGCAGGTTCCGCACGGCCGCCCTCACGCCGCTGTTGACGGCCATGTCGAACAGGTCGAAGCGGACGCCGGCCGGAACCGCGTCGCAGCCGGCAGGGCCCCAGTAGTCGCGGCGGTATAGGAAGCGGGCGCGCTCCAGCGTCATGCCGGCGATGTCCTCGCCGGGATACGCGCGCTGGCTGATGCCGAAATTCGTGGCTTTGCCCGGGTCGGCCGGATGGTCGACGTACCCGCCTTCGTGGCCGATCAGGCGCTCGAACGCCGCATCGAACTTCATCGCGCCGGGGGCGTCTCGAACGCCGTATGCTGCCGCAGCACCATCTCCACCTCGGCGCGCGCACGGCGCCATTCGATCGCCGATTCATCGGACGGGGGGCCGCGGCGGTCCATGACGGCGGCCACACGCTGCAAGCAGGCGACCTGCGCCACGATGCGCTCGGCCAGGGCTACAGGCAGGGTCATTTGCGGAATGCCTCGGGGACGCCCCGCGGCCACAGGCGCGACGTGACGGCCTGCAGAGCGCCCATTGCGAGCGCCAGGGCCGTGCCGGGCCACCCAGGGTCGTAGTCGGCGAACAACGCGGCGTACAGGGCTGCCAGGGCCGCCACGGTGAGCGCGTAGATCGCAGCGCGCACGTCGAACCGAGTGTCGCGGTCGGTGTGGACGAGACGGCAGAACCCGGAGTACACCAGGGCAATGCAGGCGATCGTGAACATCATGGGTCAGCCCTCTTTGGGATGATTCCTTTCAACCAGCCATACCCGGCGGCGATCAGGTCGCGCCAGCGATTGCCGAGCGCGCCGATGCCGAACGCAAGCAAGGCCAGCATTCGATGCGCCGGCCAGTGGTACTCGGCCTCGAGCCACCACGCGATCGGGCTGGTCAGCACGACGGCCGTCAGCACCAGGCGGAACACCAGCAGCGCGCCTTGAACGCGGCTCTCGGTCGTGGCATCCTGCAACGCCCACAGGCTACCGGCGAGCGCGCAGAACACGATGGCCGCATACTCCCCGGCCGCGGCGCCGAACATCAGCACCGCCAACGTGACGACGCTTTTCGCAGATGCGCCAGTGGGCTCGACCATGCGATTTTCCAGTACGTTTTAACGCAACGACTCTAGCCGAAGCGCGGCCGTACCACAAGGTTGCGGGATTTCGGTCACGCCAGTACCCCAAGCAGGCCGCGGCCCGGGTTCGTCCCCGAAATCGTGGTCCACGTCGCGCCGGCGTCGATCGAGTGCCGGACGCCGCCGGTGCCTTGCGCAACGAGCGTCGACCCGCTCAACAGCACCTGAAGCCAGCTGCCCGACAGCACCTGCGTGAAGGTCGTTCCGTCCGACGTGCGCCACACGCCTTTACGGCCGGCAAAGTACCAATACGTGCCGTCGAACACCGCATGCGCCCATGCTTCGGCGTGGATGGCCGACCCGTGCGTGTGCTTGGTGAAGCTGCTGAAGTTGCTCGTCGTCAAGAACTCATAGCTCGGCCACCCGGGCAGCAGCGTCCATACCGAGCCGACCTTGAGCATGGCGCCGGTGGCGACGAGGAACGGGTCCTCACTGTCCGGTTCTTCGGGTTCCAGGGTAGGCACGGCAACGGCGGTCCACGAGAGACCGTCCGAGCTATGTGCGCCGCTGGAGGTGTCGAAGTACACGATGTCCCCGCAGCTCACGAAGAATTTGCCGCCGACGAAGTTAACGACCGGGCCTGAGATGGGTTCAAAGTCCGGTAAGGTCGTGCTTGACCACGACGCGCCATCGGCGCTGTGCTCGACCACGTCGGTCTCGTACCGCGTCGTGACGAACCTCCCTGCGCCCCACGCGATCGTGTTCTTGGCGTTGGCGGCGGTCGTCCGAGGTGTCCACGATGCGCCGTCGGTGCTGGTCAACAGGTTGTTGGCCGACGACTCGAACTTTGCCGCGACAATCGTAGTGCCGTCGTACGCAAAAGTAGCCTGGTAGGTGCCGGACTGCCCTGCGTTGACCCATGTCGCGAGCCCGTCGTCGGAGTATTGGAACTGGCCCGAACTGAGCTTGCCGACCACCCGAGCGAGTGTTGGCGCCGCGGCCTCTTCGACCGCGAACGCCACATCGTTGCTGTCGGCGCGGAACCCGAGCATGTCGGTGGCGCGGAACCGCACCGTGAACTCGCCGTCTTCGGTGGGCGTGCCTGCAACGGCGCCAGTAGCGGGGTTCAACGTCACGCCGGCCGGCAAAACTCCCCCCGCGACCGACCACGACAGCGGCAAGCTGCCGCCCGTCCAGTACGAGGCCAGGGCGAGCGAGAACGCGTCACCTTCAGTCAGTTCCTGATTGGCGATCGGGCCGCCGAACACCAAGGGCTCGGGCGGCACGACCACTGTGCCAATCACGATCTCGACCGGCAGATCGTCCGGGGCTCGACTTTCGATCACTCCGTCGCGCACGAAAGCTTTGGCGCCGACCGGAACAAACGTGCCGCGCGCTCGGATCCGCGAGCCCGTTGCGATCCCCGCCGCGTACTCGCTGGTGCCTTGGTTGGTGACGAGATCGACCGTGCTGTAGTCCTCGTCCTCGTTGATCTCCAACACCGACCCCACGAGCACCGGGCTCGGGGGTAGGAGTTTCTGAAGCTTGGCGAACAGGTTGTTGCTCATGGCGCTACCAGCAAAGCTCCGATTGCACGCCGGCGATGTTCGGCGTCTCGTCATCGACGTAGGTGCTGAGCGTCACGGTCAACCGGTGGCAGGGGTTTTCGCCGAAGATGTGCAGTTCGCCGAAGGCCTGAGTCGTCCCCACTGTGTAGTCCAGCGTGCCCATCGTGACGCGCCACTCGTGTCCGGAGACACGCTCTAGCACCGGCGCCTCGCCACCGCCCACCAGGCCCCACACCGACGTGTTGCCGCCGACCGGCGCGAACGCAAACTCGCCCCCGCCGACCGGGAACCACGCAACGGCCGTCGGCGGGTCGAAACGCGGTTCGGCGGTGGCCGCCGGCGCGCTGTAGTCCTCGCCGTCCCGTTCGACCGACAAACACTTCACCGGCAGTTCGACATCGTAGGCGACGGCTGATCCGGCGTAGTAGGCGGCGCCGATTGGGTCGCCGGCCTCGACATGCCACTCGGCAACCCCGGGCGGGACAACCACGACTTCGGGCGGCACGTACGTTCCTTCCATCGACTTCGTGTGGCGTTCGAGCACGACGACCTGGCGCACGCGCGGGTCGGCACCCACGCTCGACACCGTCACCGAGATCGAGCGCGCCAGGCCGTACCACGTACCGGCCGGGTCGAACACACGCACAAGTTGGCTCAGGTCGAGCACGCCGGGCTCGTTCTCGCCGGTCAGCACCGGCAACGTGAGCGACACGCGCGCCTGGCCGCCCGATGCGCCGAGGATCGCCGCGCCCCGCTGGCGCAATGCTGGCTCCTCGGTCAGCAGCAGGTCCGTGACCAGCGGGTGCAGCGTGGCTCCTGCGCGGCCCTCCAAGCGCACGAAGCCGACAACCCCTCCCTGCTGCCCCGACACGTAGACGCCGTCGTACTCCGGGCGGTCTGCGCGCTCGTAGGTCTCGGCCTGCACGGCGTCGAGAGCGATCTGCACGTCGGGCGGCGATACCGGCCACTCATTCGGCAGGATCGGGTATCGCGGCGACACTGTCACGCGGAATTCAGATCGGTCGCTGACGACGATGGCACCGACGGCCTCGGCCAGCCGACGCACAACCCCGAGCGGCGTGCCGCTGAAGCTGAAAATCTTATCGGGGATGATCCAGTCGTCGATCTTCCACACGACTTCGAGCCCCGTGTAGATGTTCGCGATGGCCGCGGTCTGCGCCGCGGTGGTGACGCCGTCGTTGACCCAGTTGCTGTCGACCTCGTAGGGGGCCGAGGCCGCCACGGTCAAGCTGCGCCCGGCGAACGACGCGGTAGTCGCGCCGAACTCTCGCGACCGCGAGAGCGTGTCGATAGCGAAGCGCCACACTTGGCCGTCGATCGTGACTTCGATCTGCGCAGGTTGCTCGCCGGCCACCAGTTTGTCGAACAGCGAGCCAGGGCCGCTGCCGCGCACCGTCCAGAACACCGAGTCCTCGTCGGTGGCGATCGACAGGTCCAGCACGTCGAGCGGCGTGTCGTCGCGCAGATCCGTGACCGTGACCACGTGGGCGGTCTTATAGGTCTGCCGGGCGGCGATCTCGCGCGGTACGGGTGCCGTCGGGTGGGTCGGCACGCCGCCGTCGGGCGGCGGCCCCGGCGTGTACCCGCTCATGCCGGCGTGCACCGTGGCGCCGTCGCCCCACGGCATGACGACCGCACCGGCGTGCAGCACCGAGCCCTCGGCCCACGGCGCTCCGACGGTGGCGTGAACGCTAGGCATCGACATCCCCGCGCATGAACAGCGCGACCTGATCGGTGCCGCCCGCCTCGCTCGGCTTCGTGAGGCGATTCAGCCACACGGGGGCCGAAGCGGCTACGGTGTTGAAGCGCAGCGCGTTGCCCGGCAGCCATCCCGTCCCCCAGCCTGCGGCCTGCAGCGTGAAATACGGCTGGCTGGTGAGTGGGTTCAACGGCGTGTAGTCGGCGCCAATGGTGCCGCTGCCGATCTGGCCGAGCCGCTCGCTGATGAGGTTGTACGCCGTGGCGCTGGTGAACACGCAAGCCCACCGGTCGGTGACGCCACCCTCGTTCACCATCGGGATGCTGCCGCTGTAGCGCGAACTGATGCTCGACCCGATCGCGGCGTCCGACCACGTGCGAGTCCAAGTCTGCTGCGCGAACACGTTGTTGGCCCGCGCCTGCAGCGCGCCTAGCGGCACGAGGCGAGTGACCTTCGACCCGGTCGTGTACGCGTTGGCGAGCCCCGTAGTGAGCTTGACGGTCGCGGTAGCGTAGTTCACGTGCTCGACGACGACGACCTCGCGCGTCGTGGGCGTGCTCTCGTGCTCGATCAGCAGCTGATCGCCGGGCAGGTACAGGGGCAGCGTGCCGCTGCGACCTGATGGCTCGCCCAGCGTGTCCAACGTAGACGCCCCGGGCTGCTGCACCGTCGCCCACAGGGCGTCGACCTCGATCTCGTCAGCGGCTGCGGAGACGCCGTCGGTCAACAGCGACAGCGCCGATACTCGCGTGCCGGCCCCTGCGTTCTCGACGAGGTAGAGGTAGACCGCGTCAGGCAGGAACGTCCCGCCGTCGACGGTCACGATGTCCCCCGCCACGCCGGTAACGATGCGCAAGCCATACTCTGCCCACTGCGGCACTGCCGTCGCCTGGTATCCGCGCAAGCGCACCAAGTCGCCAACCGCCGGGACGGGCAGGCCGCCGTTCACGTCAACCGCGTTGCCGCCGCTGGGCGGCCCGAAGTTGAACGCTTCGGTGGTCCCGGCCGTCCAGCGCGTGCCGAGGGCCGCGGCAGCCTGCGACGACAGGTTGCCTGCCGGGATCGTGAGCGCACAGACCTCGACGTTCGGGTCGCTTGGGCGCTCGGCCACGCCGACCGCAGCGTTGTAGAGCGTGTCGTTGTCCCCCGACAGCACGATCGGGTAGACCTCGCGCAGCTGCTGGCGGCCGGCCGTGCGGTCGCCGGGCATCACGTCGGGGAACACGTTGTTCTCAGTGCCGTCGACGATGATGGTCTGACTCATAGACCCGCCGCCGCCCACGCCCGCGACGGCCGAGAGGTTGTCGATCATGCGTTCGCTTGCAACGAACTTCAGGTCGGAACTTGAGATTGCCATTGCGCTATACCTCGATGAATCGGAGCGTGACGACGTAGTGGTCCGCAGCCGCCGGATCGCGCACGTCCCACACGGGGTCGGCTTCGAGCGCTTGCGAGGCGTGGTCGAACACGACCGTGTACGTTTCGCCGCGTAGCGTCAGGGTGAACGGCTGGCCGGGGATGGCCGCGGCCACCGCCAAGGCATCGACGGTCGTGCGCGGCAGCCAGCCGAATGCTTCGCCGCCGGCCAGCGTGATTGGGCGGCCCGACTGCTTGGCCCCCGCGTCGATGATTTGCGCGCCGGTAACGGTGTACTCGCGGCGCTGCGACACGACCGACCAGGCGTACTCGTCGGTCCACAGCATGTCGTCGTGAAGATCGATGCTGACGGCATCGTAGGCAAGCGTGGTCATGTTCCCCCTGCCGAGCGTTGGGCGTCCGCGAGCAACTTGAGCAGCTGATCGGCGTTTGCGTTGGACGTTTCTAACGGCACCGTCTTGCCCCCTACGTTCAACTTGACCTCGACGGTGCGGCCCTTCACGCCGCCGAACGTGCCGCCGAGGTTGTACTTCGCGTTCTGCTGCTGGTACATGGCCGACTGCGCGGCTGCGGCCATCTTCGCCTCGATCGCGGCGTACTCGCCGAGCCGCGACGACCCGATCGACGACTGCGCGGTCATGTACGAGTTGTTGCGCGCGGCTGCGAGGGCCGCCTGCAGAGCGCCGTAGTCCCCGGCGGTGATCTGGCCCTTCTCGTACTTGTCGATCAGCGCGAACATCCCGCTGTTGTCGACCGGGGTCATGTCGTTCTTGCCGAGAACGCTGTAGTCCTTGCCGCCGTTCGCCGTCAGCAGGTTATCGAGGCCACCCGCGTCGCGAACGCCCGTGTAGCGCGGGTCGGCGTTCAAGTTGCCGAGGCCCCCGGCGCCCTGCACGCCACGGTCGGCCAGCAGCAACTGGATGTATCGCTGGCGGGCCTGCGTGAGCGCGTCCTGAGCCCCTGCGGCGTTGCGCAGTTGGCCTGCGTTGACGCCGAGCGCGCCGCTGTTGGCGCCCACAGCGTCGGTGTTGCCGCGGGTGGCGGTCGAGTTGGTGTTCGTGGCGGCCGTGCCCTCACCCGTGGCCTTGTTGTGCGCCTCGCGCGCAGGCGTGCCCTTCCTCAACTCGTCGTACTCGACGCGCTTGGCCTTGGCCGCCTCGTTGGCCGCCTGCGCTTCGAGCACGGCCGCCAACTGCACCTTGCGGCGAGATTCGAGTTCCTGCGCCTTGGCCGGGGTCAGTTGGCCGAGCATGCGCAACTCGTCTTCTTCGATCGCGATAGCACGCAGCGTGGCCTCTGCCTCGGCCCGCTTCTGCTCGGTCGACAGGTTGCCGAGTTGCAATTCGAGTTCGAGGATCTTCGTCGTTGCTTGCTTCACGCGGTACGTGTTGCCGGCGAGGTTCGCCGCGATGATCTCGTTCTTCTGGCGCTCGATCTCCAGCTTGATCCCGGCCTCTTGCAGTTTCACATCCGCCTGCATCGCCTTGATCTGGCGTTCGAGCGCTTCGGAAACGTCGTCGATCGCGTCCTTCAGCAGCCCCTTCGCGACGGCGAGAGCACGGGCGGCTTTGTCCACATCGGCCATCGTGCCGGCGCCCGAGACCATCGCCACGCGCGCGTTTTCGAGGGCGATCTTGGCGTCGTCGTAGGACTTGCGCAGAGTGTCGACCTTGGCCGAGTTGTCGGCGGCTGCACGCCCCGCGAGTTCAACTGCCGTTGCCGTGGCTCGATACGCCTCTGCTTGTTGCCGTGCCTTCTCGGCGCTGGCCTCAGCCTTGATGATCTCTTTGTCGATCTCAGCGTTCTTCTGCCGAACAGCCTCGGCGCCGAGGCCGGCTGCGACCGCGTTGGCTTCGTTCTGCACCTTGGCCGCGCGCAAGGTCTCTACCAGGCGTGCGGTCGCCTGTTCCTCACGCTCGGTTGCCGCGACCATTAGATCCGCCGCGGCCGCGGCCGCCTCCCGCGCATCGGCCTCGCTGCCCGTGAGGCTGGCTAGAGTGACAAGCGCCTCGCCTTGGTCTTTCGCCGCCTGCGTGTACTTCGTTGACGAGGACACCTGAGCCTCGGTCGCGTCGATCACCTTCTGCTGTTCGATGCTCAGCGCCGCGAACGAGACGCCGAGGGCCCTGGTGCCCTCGCTCAGCTTCGCCGTTCCGTCCGTCGCCCCGTAGGCGGTGTCACGGAACTTGGCGATGTTCGTCGCCGCCTGCTGGGCGAAGTCGTCGAGCGTTTTGCCCAAGTCCTTCAGCTTCGCGCCGCCGGGGGTCAGCGCGTCGAACACGGCGAGCGTGGACAGCCCGAACAGCTTGAACGCTTCGGACGCGCTGACGGCGATCACCGCCACGTCACGCAGCACGCCGCCGAACGCCTTCAGCGTGACGCCTGCCGCTTGACCCAACGGTCCTTCGACGATCGACGTGCCTGCCTGCTTGACGACGTTGATGAAGCGGTTCCACGTCGCCACCATGCCGTTGACAACGCCGTCCGTTGGCTGCAACGCGACCAGGGCCCGGCCGATCGCCGGGATTGCCTCCTGCGCCAACAGGTTGCCCGACTCGACAACCTTGTTCAAGTCGGCCTGCGTGAGCCTCAGTTCCTTCGCCAGCAGTGGCAGCACGCCGGGCAGCGCGTCACCCAACTGCTGCCGCAGTTCTTCCATGCTGACCGCGCCCTTTGACGCGATCTGTGACAGGGCTTCGAGCGCACGCTTCGCTTGATCGGACGACAGGCCGAGGTTGCCGGCGGCCAGTGACACCGACTTGAACACGTCTTGAACCTGCTTGATCGACAGGCCCGACTGCAGCGCGCTCGCCGCGAACTTGGCGTAGCTGGCGCCGACCTCGGTGAACGACTGGCCCGCCTGCTGCGATGTCTTGCGCAGGAAATCGATCTGCCGCTCGGCCTCGTCGGCGCTGCCGGTCACTGTGGTCAGCGTGCGGCGCATCTGGTCGAGCGCCACGGTGGCCTCGATCACCGGGCGCACGGCAACGCCCACGGTGGCAACAGCCGCTCCGACGGCGCCGAACTTGCCGATGACGCCTTGGATCGCAGTGTTGATCCGCTCGAACTGGCCCGGCAGCGCCTGCACCTGGCGGGCTTCGGCGTTCAACTGGTTCAGCTTGACCGTGGCCGCGCCGGTAGCCCGCGCGAAGTCGTCGGCGCTGATGCGGCCGGCACGGAAATCGCGCTCCAACAACTGCATCGCCGCGTCTACGCGCCGGACCTCGACCTCGATCTGCTGCAGGCCGCGGATACCGACCGTGCCAAACGCCTCGGTCGCAGCCGCTCCCATGCGGCGAATGGCCGCGCTGCCGCCATCGACCGTAGTGCCGAGCCGCAACGTCTCTTGCACTAGGCGCGCGGTCGCCGCGCGGCTCTCGTCGGCCGCCCGCGCAGACGCCAGCAGCGCCTGCGCTTCCGCAACCAGGGCTGCGCGGCTACGGTCTCGCGCCAGGGCGGTCTCGCGCTGTTCGGCGGTCAGTTCTCGCTCGGACGCGATCAGCGCCTCGGCGGCGGCCCGACGCTTCTGCGTGGCAGCCACATCCTGCTCGCCGGCAGCGGCAGCCTCTCCGATCGCCGCGGCGTACTTCTCGGCCGCGGCCTCGGTCTCGCGCAGCGACGCGGTCAGTTGCTCCTGCGCCTTGTCGGCCGCGCGTGCGGCCTGCTCCGACCGCTTCAGGGCGTCGTTGAACGCCTCGACGGCGGCATCAGCGTCGCGGTGCGCCTGCGCGTAGCGCTGCGTGGCTGCTGCGGAGTTGCCCAGCACCGCCAGTTCGGCCTCGGCGGCGAACACGGCTGCCCGGCGGGCCTCGCCCAACTTCAGCGCGTCGAGCGCGGCCTGCTGGTCGAGCGAGCCCTGCGCCTGGCGCTTCTGGTTGGTCAGGTCGATCGCCAGGGCCGCGGCGCGCTCGGCGGCCACGATGCGCTCGATCGCGGTCGACAGGCGCTGCTTGGCCGCGGCGCTGGCGGCGGCAGCGGCGGCCGACTCGGCGAGCGCGGCCTGCTCCTGCTCGTGCGCTGCAGCCAGCGCGCGCACCGTCTGCGTGGTGCGTTCGAGCGCGGCGGCGGCCTGCTGGTCGAGCGACAGGCGTTCGGCCTGCTGCGCCTTCAGCGTGCCCAGTTGTGCGATCAGCCGGCCCTGCGAGTCCAGCAGTTGCTTGTCGGCTTGCGCCAGGTCGGTCGTGCTGACCGCGAGGGTCGCAGCGGCCGTCTCGGCGCCGCGCAGGGCGACGGTGCGCTCACGCAAGGCGGCGTCGGCCTGACCCGCGGCGGTGCGCGTGTTCAGGTAGGCGGTGGCAAGCTTGCCTTCCTCGGCGACCGCCTGCGAGACGGCCGTGTTCGCCGTCTTCAGCGCAACGCGCAGTTCGTCGACGCGGTTCTTCGCCGCCGTGACGGCCGCGTCGGCAGCAGCGGCCTTGTCGCGGTATTCCTGCGTGGCCTTGCCGGCGGCGTCGTAGTCGCGGCGCAGGGCCTTGACAGCGTCCCCGGCAGCGCGCGTGCTGGCGACCCCCTCGGCCACAGCAGCCGCAGCGGCGGCTTGTCGCTCGCGCAGTTGGGCGACAGTGGCGGTCTGCGCCTGCAGCGCGTCCTTGGCCGCCTTGGTGGCTGCGGCCGACTCGACCTGAGACGCCGCGAGCTTGTCGACCTCGGCATTGAGCGCGCGCAGGCCGGTGACGGCGTCGGCTTGGTCGCCGAGGCGGTCTAGTTGGTCTGCGAGGGCCTTGAACTCGACGGCAGCCGGGTCGCCCTCGGCGCCCAGCTTCCGCACCTCGGCGGCGAGGTTGCGGATCTCGCCGCCGCCGGTCGTCTCTACCCCGACGACAAACCCTACTTCGCGTTTGCTCGCCGTAGCCATTGAGTTACCCGGTGCTGTTCAAGCGTGGCGGGCACTGGCGCCCCCGCCGCGGCGCCCGTCATCAGGCGTTGCGCAGATGGACGGTGAACGGCTCGGTGTACCCGACCGGCGTCTTCATGCGGCCCGGCATCGACACCGTGGCGAACTCGTCGCTCAGGAAGTCGAACGCGGCGTCGGCCGCGATGACGGCCTCGTGAACCGTCACGATGCACGGCAGGTCGTCGGCAAAGTTCTTGCCGTCGAGCTTGAAGCGCGCACGCAACTGGGTTTGCGTCGAGCCCTTGATCTCGGTGCCGGTGATCGCCGCGTAGGCGCCGGAAACTTCGACCGATTGGCCGTCGGTGATCGCGCCACCGACAATCGCCTTGATCCAGCCCAGCTGACGGTTCACCAAGTAGTCGACGCCTTCGACATACACGGGGGTGTCCGAGGTGTGCTTGACCGTCACGGTGCCGGAGAAAGCCGCCTTCGACAGCGCCACCCACTTGTCCAACTTCGCGACGATGACCTCGTCGGTCAGCGTGCCCGATGCCTGCGCCAGCGCGGCGGTCGTGCCCAGCAGGGCGATCGCCAGCGACTCCTTGTTCACTTCGGCCAGGTCGACCGTCAGGTCCGAAGGCTGCGCGATGGCGACGGTCTCGATCACCTGGCCGTAGGTGCTGCGGCCTTTGCTGACCTGTTCCTTCAGTTCAACGTTCGGCTTGATCTCGAACTTCGTGCACTCGAACGGGCCTGCGTAGGGTTCCCACACGGCGGCCACCATGCGCGACAGATACAAATCGCCAGCGCCCAAAAAACCGCGTGCAGCCATGTTCGATACTCCTGTTGAATTCC